ACTATGGATATGAGTTGTTCCTGTCGTTTCCCAAGTGGCACCTGCGGGGTGACCCCTTCTTTTGGGCGTATGCAGCACGCTGCTTTACTTACGATAAACTTCCGATGGATCCTGAAGCATTTTCCAACAAGTATATGTCGATTGTGGAAGATTTGGGTATCCCCTATGGCAAAGATGAGTGGTGTCGTATTGAGCGTTTTGCTGCAGGAGGGATGTCCAGTGGTTGTGTACACGGTGGTTTTGTAAAAGAAGCCCATGACTTACTGCTGGCTCGGTTGCAGAAGTACACATAAACTGTATCGCAATACACGAAAAGAGGCGGGGGGCATTTCAAAAGCGAAGTGCCTCCCACCTCTTTGGTTGTATTTTCAACGTATACGGATTACCTGTATCCCTTGCGTAGTCCGTACAAACAACTCGGGCTCATAGAACCGCTTCATATACTTTTGAAGCAGATTCTCCGGCAGGTCGGTGAAATCCTCTGCGCCCAGTCCGCATATGAAGAAGGTGCCCTTGATAGCACAACCTTCGCAGATGAACCTATTCCATTCCGTTTCTTTGAACAGGCCCTCTTCATCACATACAAGCGCAACAGGATCATCGAAAGGGTAAATGGCCTGAATGTACCCACCGACAACCTTCTGGAGGGATTCCAGTCCGCTAGGAATGTCCGCCTCTCGGGGATGCTTTCCTGGCTCAACAATCAATACTTTCATACAGCTACCTCCTTGTAGTATTGGGGTACGTGATATTCGCTCTGAATGGCGGATAAGTCAAGTCATTTCTACCTTAATCCTTTCGATAAAAGTCACAAACATAACCATCCGCCCGAAGTATTAAGCCATCAGCCCATTTCGGTGTTCTTCCCATGATTGAACAGATCTCTTCCAGCGACGTCTCAGCCGGTGCCTCGATTACAGCCTCGTCATGCACATGCATAACGATGCGATATCCTGCAGCGTCAAGCCGCAGCATGGCTTCAGCCAAAATGTCACGCGCTGTGGCCTGCACGATATTCTCAACAAACTTAGGACCGTATGACTCCAGACGCTCCCACTTTTTTGTCGCTCCAACACCCTCGTAAGTGATGGACTCTCCTCCAAACTTGTTTTCACCAAGACGAGGCTTCACATACGCAAGATCCCGGCCCGAGGGAAGCGTGATAAACAAGAAGCCCTTTTCCCACCGAAAATCAATACCGTAGGTTTCGGCAGTTGCCTTTCTTGTAACCGCTTTTTTGACAGCTTTATCAACCGCCCACCAAAGATCGACAATATTCGGGTTTGCCTCGCGCCAACTATCAACCAGAGGCTGAAGTTCCTCTTCAGGCACGCCCATATTCAAAGCACCCATTGCCTTCAGAGCACCAACTGATCCGCCATATCCTAGGGCTAGTTCTGCAATCTTACCTTTTTGCCGCAAGTGCGAGTTCACGCCATGCTTTTGAACCGGGACATGAAACATTTGCTCGGCACTGGCACAGTAGATATCCCCGCCCTGCTTAAAGACATCTTGCCTCCATTCTTCCCCCGCAATCCAGGCGATAACACGGGCTTCGATGGCAGCAAAGTCAGCAACAAAAAAGCGACAGCCTGGCTTGGGCACGAAGGCCGTTCTGATAAGCTCTGAAAGGACGAGAGGTACAGAATCATACAACATACTGACAGCATCAAATTGGCCACTTCGAATCAGGCAGCGCACCTGGTCGAGATCAGGTAAATGGTTCTGAGGCAAATTCTGAACCTGTATCAACCTACCAGCGTATCGCCCCGTACGCGGCGCACCATAAAACTGAATCAGACCGCGTGCACGGCTATCTTCACACACAGCGTTCTCCATTGCTGTATATTTCTTTACGCTGGATTTCGCCAGTTCCAAGCGCAATGACAACGCAAGTTCAACTACGCCCTCAGTATGCTCAAGCAGCTCATGAACAGCCCCCTTAGACAATGAATCAGCTTCGATGCCCTGTTCTGCAAGCCAAGCCTTCAGCTGAGCGGGTGAATTGGGATTCTCTAACCCTGTAATCTCACGGGCCATGTCCATGTGCGCCTGCTTAAACTGATCGTCACATCGGATTGCGTTGCGCACCATAGGCATATCCAGCATGATACCCCGATCGTTGATCTGTTGATCCAACCGATAGTTTCTCCATTCAGTGTGCGATACCGGGAATTTAGAGAGTCTCTGTTGAATAGCCATCTCTGTTTCTACATCACGCAGATTATATGCTATGAATTGCTTCCATCGATCAGGGGCATCAGAAGGATAATGACGGATCATAGAGCCATCGCGCTGCTTATTCAGAGTGCAGAAATAGCGTATCAGCTCCCTGCCTTCCTTCAATTTTTGTTTTTCCAACCCCAGCACTGCACCAACCCCCTCTAGAGACAGGGGAAGCCCTAAAGTTGCAGCCCACACCATGGTACAATGCCAGGATAGCGGGGCTAGTGCTTTACCCAGATAACGGGACAGGCACACTCGCTCAAACTGTGCATTGAAGGCCCATTTGGTTACGAACGGATCAACCAATGCCTCCTGAATAGCTGGAGGCAATTTATCTCCACTCGCCAGATCGATAACCTGGGGAGGTGCTCCATCCACCGAATAGCCAAATAGCAGGACTTCAAAATCAGGGCTTTCAGCATAGCGATACACACCAGCCTTTGCGAGGTTAACGCTGCTGAAAGTCTCAATATCAATGGACAGGTTTTTCATGAATACCTCCTATGAATTGGGGCAGCAGATTGCTCCACCGCCCCAATGGTTATCAGGAGAGGAAATCCTCGTCCGCAAGAGTAGTGAATTCGTCGGCAGCGTTGGTACGGCCACCCAGGGGTTCACCGTCACGCACCTTCTGGATATTTCCGAGGCCACAGGCAATACCGCGATTGCCGTTGCTGTTGAAGGCATAGAAGGACAGGGATACGCGGGCATACACGCCGCTGTAGATCTCACTGCGCTCCAGAATGGGGCGAACATGCTGGTCCACCACCTGAGGAGCAGTCGTGCTGTTGGCGTTCACGAAGAAGCAACCCTGATAAGCCTCATCATCTCGTTCTACGTCGCCATCACGCAGAGGGAGCTTCAGAGCACCCTTCGGAGGCACCTTGCCACCAAACTTGTGGGCTCCATCTTTGATGGCGGCATCGATCGCTGCATTGATGGCGGCAATGGTATCTGTGTCGCTCTTGGGGATGATGATGCTGCAGGAATACTTTTCTGCACCGCCGTTGATAGACTTGGGTTCCCAGATGTTTGCGTAAGAGAGTCGAACCACATTGGTAACTACCTTGGTGTTGTTTTGCTTAGCCATTTTTTCTTTTCCTCCGTTTTCATTCATTGTCGTTGATTTGCGTGAAATCCATAGTCGCGAGATCCATTGCAGGCCGCTTATCCGCAGTCGGTACCAGCATAGGTTTACCCGCTGGCTTTTCAATCAGGTCACCCAGTACAGCGCGGAAGATCTGCTTGCCCATGAGTTTTTCCATTTCAGTGATAGGCAGCAGTGTCCGACGAAAGATGTCTGTGTACCCTGCAGCCTTGGCGGCGGCGACAACAGCATCTTCATCCGTGTACTTTCGATTTGAACGCCCCTCAACGACCTTATAGCCTCGCCACTGCTTTCCGTGATTCAGCGCGGCATCCTGGGCATAGGCCATAACTTCGTTTGCCCAGTGCGTCAGATCATCCAGTTTGACCAGAATTTCCTCAATCTCCTCATCCGATAGAAGCGCCGGTGGGGTAAACTCGTACTTCAGCAATTCCAGCTTGTTTTCAGCGCGTGCTCTACACTTCACTGCTGCTCGACAGAAGATGCACCAGGGACCCGGGCAGAAATCACCTTTCCCTTCTGCTGCAAGCTTCGCCTTGGGAACAAGCTCGTTTTGCGCCCAATCAAGCAAGTCAGTAGCGGGAAGAGACCATGTACTGATGTTCTCCCGTCGAGGCTGGTAGATGGTCATGGATACAGTTTCAATGTCATAAAGACTGCCAAACGCGTGTAACGCCCCCAACGCATACAGCATCATCTGAGGATTCCGCTCCGCCTCCACTAGGACACCCTGCCCATACTTGAAGTCGATGATATGCAAGAGTTTGTCAGCAATGATGACACAGTCACCAGTTCCATATCCACCGGGAACGTATTCGGAGAAATCCAGTCTTTGCTCCATGAGGAGAACCGGATCTTCACACAGTTGTCGGGCTTCTGCCAGCGTTTCCAGCACAAACTGAACATAGGCATCCGTATGGGCATCCATCTCATCAGATTGGTATTTGGACGTAGGCTTTTTTGATTGCATCTTCAGTGCCCTGCGAAGCTTGTGTTCACACAGCGCATGTGCAGCTGTGCCCTCCGCAGCAGCATTGGTTTCCTTATTGGGAAACAGCTGCTCTAGCAAAGCAGAAGGCGTACAGTTCAGCCAACGCTGGGATGAAGAGGCAGAAAGGGTTGCATGTTTTTCAGGCGGCATTAGAGCACCTCCGCCTCTGCCATCAACGCGGCATAGTTCTTCGGGTCTACCTGACTCAGCTTTTCGGCACCGTACTTACGGATCAGCGCTTGAATCACTGCTGTGTGTCCCTCCACCGACTTCTGAGCCAGGCATGCTCGTACATCAGCAAGCGTCAGCATGGGCTGGGGGGCGGGAGCTGCATTTTCCTTCTCCGGAAGAGGTTCATCCCAGGTATGTGCCAATTCTTTCAGAGTATCGGCAATACCGATCAGTGCCTGGCTGCACTGAAGGAGCTCTTCCTTAACGGTTGCCAGTTCGCTCATTGCGCTCATGGGTGTTTTCTCCTCCTTCCTGTGCGCGGTTCTTCAGATTGGCAATCTTACCGGCGAGGCGCTTGGATACAACACTGATAGCAATCAGCACATCCATGACCTCCTCAGCTCTGCGGTCAATCTGGTTTGCCGTATTCTGCATGGGCATCCTCCTGTCTGAGAGTTAGTATCGTTTGCCTCTCACCAGTCACAGGACAAGAAACACCGTTTTGATAACCGCTGATTTAAACTTTTTTATTTCCAGTCACCAAGAATACCCCGCAAATGCGCAAAGAGCTTTTTTTTTCGTTTCCCGACAGCTACCTGGCTGATGCCAAAGCGCTCGGCAATGCTTCGCTCTGTTTCGCCCTCGCTGACCAGCTGGCACAACAGTCTGCCATCGGGGTCCAGTTCCTCAAGTGCATTAAACAGTTCCTCAAGTAAAATGCGACTGGCTACGATCTCTTCAACATCAGCAGACAGGTCTGCCGGAGTAAAGCCATCATCAGCAAAACCCTCTAGAGAAAGAGCAGAACCAGTTCGCCGATGCGGGCATTGGCTGCAATCCTTTTTGCAGCGCACCCCAGCAATGATGCAGCGACTCTCCCTCTCCTCGCGTTTTTGCTCTGCCCAAGCTGGGCGCTTATACGCGCGGTACACTTTTTCAGATACAGGAACCTCCTGGCCGTCGATAGAGATGTAGTACTGTTTTGTTTCCTTCTGGCTATTCATGTGCGTGCTCCTTTCGGTCGAACCGAACGGAGCCGCAGAGGCAAAATGGGTGCACTTAATAAAGCTGCCAGCCCATGCGAATTTACTCCGTTCGCGTGGTCTGCAGCGGCACTTCCCATTGGCCGATGCTATGAATTTGTGCGCCTACATCACTATGGGAAACGCCGTGATCAAGGGCAGCGATATAGACGGAAAGCAAAAAACCGCCTGACAATAGCTTAAAAGGCTATCGGTCAGGCGGTTAGTCACTCCAGGCTTTAGACTGGGTGCAGGTCGCTCTGTACTGAGCTAGATGTATGTATTCATTTCGTGCGGCGCGTTTGAGGTACCTCTTCAGTCCTCGGCTGGCTCGCGATACGCTTGATCTGCTCAAGCACGGGTAGGTACTCCATGTTGGAATTTATGTCAAAGGATTGCTTGCAACGTGGGCACTTCAAAGTAAAATGGCCTACATAAGCTCCATGAACATCAAACATACGTTGCGAACAATGGGGACACCGGATCTGATCTGTCATCTTTCTCTACCTCCTATGGGGAACTCCGTAAAAACACACCTCCTTAATCCAGAATCACCGTCGGTGGCGTTGGTATGGCTGCTGATTTTACTCTGTATAACTCATCACCATTAGCAACTCGACTTGATAGTTTCATTCTCTTCTCAGCTAATGACTTAATGAGTAATGAATACTTATTCGTAGTGCTAATATGTGCTCTCACAATATATTCTTTAGTGAGAATTGTTACTAAGGACTTTAGAATACTAAGTATACAGCGTCTTACCACCCTGATGTTTACTCTAGTATTGCTAACAATCAGTTCAAGATGAGTGGATGCTATGCTTTCATCCTCATTAGTAATACTATATACTCTAGTAAATGCAA